GTTTTCAAATTGCTGTGGATTATGTTTGAGAATAATGATTTTGATTTGAAGTTTAGAAAGATGTCCTTTGTCAATTAACTCTTTGGTTTGAGTTACTTTATAAGACGGGCCAAATAAACCCTCTAATACCCATTTATGCGTTTGAGTGCCATCAAGAGTACCCGTAAAACCGAACCTATATTTTGTATTATCCAGTTTAGTCATGATTCCGACTAAAGACTTGGATTTAAATTGATGAGCCTCATCTCCAATGACTACATCAAAAGCATCATAAAAATTTCTAGGAAGTTTATAGATAGACTGCCAAGTAGTGATGACTACGGGAGATTCATTCGTCTTCTCACGACCACTGTAGATGCGGTGGCAGTAGTCCTCTGCGTTCCATCCGTAGTCCTGGAAGTCTTTGAACATCTGTTCAACCAGGGAGGTTGTAGGGACCACTAGGAGGATCTTTTGATCTCTTTCTGCAAAGTATCTGACAATAGAGTAAATCATCAATGACTTACCTGATGCAGTTGGTGAAATCAAAAGTTTGCGATTATATCTGAGTGCATCATAAACAGCATCAACCTGATAATCTCTTGGTTTATGTTTAGAGATGCGAGTCATATAATCTTTGACTCCTTCATAAGAGATCATTTCATTCTCTTCTAAAGGAGTGCCATAAAACTTATTATTTTTAAACTCTACTTGATAGTTCCATTTCTTTGCCCAAGAAACTACCTTATCGAGGAGACCAACATATATTTCTCCAGTATGAGTTGAGAAAAGACGAATCTTTCCATCCCAATATTTACTTCTGTACTGTGGCATAAATTTGGCCCCAGGTACATCAAAAGTAAAATGTTCCGAAAGTTCTTGATAGATATGAGGTTCTGCTTCTATCTTCAGGAATACTTCGTTCTTTTTTGCGATTACGATATCAGTCATATCCTCTAATAAATTTCTGCCACTCAATTGCATTTTTGAGCTGATATGTTCTATTTAATATAGTTTTAAGAATGCTCTCCAGATAGTTAAGCATCATCTGGTAATACTCAATCTTAGTCTGACACTTAATTAAATCCTCATCAGCATCCAGATACTTATCCAAATCTGGTTTAAGTACTTTGTGGTCAAATGGTTTTTCTATATAAACTTCTGGTTCAGCTCTACCAGTGTAGTACTGCCACTTTTCCTTCTTTAAGATCTTATATTTGTTTTCCTGAGCCTTCTTTAAGGTTAGGATATTGTTGAAGATCTTATAATATTTTGCATGAAGACTTGGAATCTTTACAGATTCTATATGAAGATTGTCTTCATCTATCTTGGAGTCTTCTTCCCAAAGAGTTTGTATTTCATCCAGGTTCATAGGGGGAAATTTTATAAAGAACATACTTAAAAGTTACTGTAGCCACTGCATACTGTACATCTTGTATGGTGGCATCAAAATCAATATCAGAAAGAGATGTTGGGAACATCCCCTGAAATTTTACTAGAGTTGATGGTTGGAAATTACTATTAAAAATAATTAAAGTTCCATCGGAAACATTGGGATCTTGTGTAGGATTTATCGGATCACTTTGCATCCATTCCATGTATTCATAAACACTTTCTGGATAACCTAAACCCCTCATCCAACTTTGAACAATATTGTAATTTTCTAAGTTTTCATCAATATTGAAAGTTAATCGAAAATCATCAAAAATAAGTTTATCTCCTGGAATGGGAATATCTTTTAGATATGTGGGTTGGATAGCAACTCCAAGATTAATTCCAGGAACATTTGCTGATTTTGAAAAGAAATCTACTTTTGGTGCTCTAGCAAGATTAAACTTAAACCCTAGAGGACTTAGAAAATTTCTATTTGCAATTTGTCTATCAAAAGCACCAGACATGGTTTTTACTTTTATTTATTTGCAATAAAAAAGGGTCCTTTCGGACCCTTGATCTGGAGAGTTGTGAAATGGATCACATTAAGTTGGAGACCTTTACTCTTCTGTAGTAACGGTTTGCATTGAGGCGGAGTCTTCCGAGTCCCTGATCGGTTCCTTCTGCAAATGGGTTGGCAACAATACCATAACGGGTCTTGAAGCCAATTTTTGGTTGGAAGGTGTCCTGACCGACGGCACGAACCATCTGGAGAGGAACATATGGGCAGTAGAAGATACCAGCGTCATATGCGCTAGAACCCTTATAACCTACAACATAATACTGATCTGCAGCAACATTAGCAGCATATGGGTCAATGTATACACGATACTTACCTTGGAGAACACCAGCGAAGGTGTTACCAGTGTCGTCAACATTGAGGTTAGCGTTGAGTGCAGGGGTGTAATCAAGTACACCAGCCATGGTTAGAGCAGACGCAACATCAGCGGAGCAGATGATGGTGTTGCCCTTTCCTCTACGAGTTCTCTGAGCGATAGCGTTTGCATCTCTCTCGATCTGGAAGAGTAGACCCTTGAACTTCTCAACTGACCAACGACCGTTGGAGTCAACATCAAGGTCAAATACACCAGCGGTAGCAGTGTTAACAGCAGCACCTTGCTCAGCAACCTTATAGATGGTTCTGATAACTTCTCTGTTGATTTCAGCGAGGATCTCAGTGGAGAGAATGTTAGCAAGTTCTGCTTCTGCGTTTAGACCGTGGATTGCCTTGAGGTCTTGAGCGAGCTCTAGTGAGTACTCAGCCTTGAGGGCGCGTGACTTAGCAGTTACGGTAACCTTCTCGATGCTGAATGCCATCTGGTTGAAAGCATTAGCAGCAGCGTCTCCAAGAGCCTCGGAGTCGCCAGTTGCCATACCCTGACCAACATTATATGGTGATGGGTTGGTGGTAGCGGTTCCAACTGGGTTGAGAACATTAGGATTGGTTCCATCCTGGTTGGTTGTACCGAAACCAACGAGACCATCGGAGAATCCGTTGGCAAGGTTGCGGCTGTTGTTCTGACCAGAGAAAGTTGTATCTACTTCGTCGAAGAAGGTCTCAGTACCAGACTGAGAATCGTAACGGGAACGCATTGCAAAGATGAGTCCAGTAGGACCGCTCATTGGTTGAACACCACAGATGTCATAAGCAATGAGGTTAGGCATTGCACGACGAATGAGGCTGATTAGAACTGGGTCGAAACCAGCAACTGGACCACCAGCGTTAGAGAGTCCACCAAAACCACCAGTACCGGCAGAGTTAGCTGGGGAAGCTTCGCCAAGGAACTCAGCAGACTCGCGGAGTTCTCTTTCTTGGTTCTCTAGAAGTTGAGCGGTAACAGCTCTTCTGTGGGAGTCTTTGATGCCGCCTAGACCGTCAAAGTCTAGAACTGGAGCCCACTTCTCCATTAGCATTTGTGAGTTAATTCCGTCCATTTTAGTTTGATACCTCGTGTTAAGTGTTGTTAAACTGCGGTTTGAGTATTATCTAAAAATCACTTTTTAGCAACGGTGGAAAGCGCGCGTAGATAAGCGTCCATAGAAGGTGAATGATTCACTTCCTGGAAATTCGCTTCTTCTGATAGATTTTCCGTTTCGTTTGCTGGAATACCAGCGTTTCTTGGGAAGTATGACTCCCTAAGAGTTACCAGTTTCTGGTAATAGTCATTCTCACTCTCAAACTCAACACTCTCAGCGAGGCTTGCAAGCTTATCCTTTTGGGAAAGTGCGAGACCCTCTGAAACTTGGTTCAGAATTCTGTCAGCGGCAGATTCTGCAAGTTTAGCATTTAGAGCAACATTTCTTTGAATTTGCTCGTTGAGTTTTGTCTCCATTTCATCAAGTTTTTCTACCATGCTCTCTAGCACATCATATTTCTCTTCAGGCATTGATACATAATGTTCTTCAAAAAGACCCTTCATGCCAGCGATGAAGGACTCGGTGATCTCAGTCTTGAGACCACTTTCAACTGCTAGAGCATTCTCTTCTAACCATTCGGAAGCAACATACTCAAGGTATGAGTCAACTCTTTCGGTTAGTTCTAGTTTGATTTCTTCAATCTCTTCTGCAAGAGCAGCAGCATAGTGCTCTTCTAGAGCAGATTGAATTTCTTTTGTCTTGGCGTGAAGAGCAGCTTCAAATACTAGCTTTGCTTTCTCTCTGAATTCTTCAGAGAGTTCTTCTTCGCCAGAGAGGAGAGCATTTACATCCTCGTCAATGATGGAATCTACATCCTCTTCAACAACCTCTTCCTCTTCAGTCTCTTCTACTTCAGAAACTTCTTCGCCTTCTTCTGCGACGATTTCTTCACCTTCTTCCTCTTCAACTTCTTCCTTCATACCACCACCTTGACCAGGGGTAGCAACAGGAGTTGCAGAAGTTGCAGGAGCGTCAGGCGCAGAAGCCTTAGCATTTACAACATCCTTAACTTGCTTAAGGGTTGCACCAGGAGTCTTCAGCATATTGCTGTTATCATCTGGCTTACTATTTTCTGGGGTAGGGCCTCCGAGATCTTCCCAAGCACCAGTTTGACCAGGAGCTACAACAGGAGTTGCGCTCTTGTGAGGTGCTTCAGGTGCTGATGCATTAGCATTTACAGCAGTTTTGGATTGTGAAGTGCCGGTTTCCATTTCTTGTAAATTCTTACCACGGGACATTTGTACTCTCCGATTACCTTAGTATAATC